AGCCCGACTGGCAAAAATGCTTTCCCGTCGGTTGATACTCTTTCCGGGTACACCGAGTTGTCTCGTTCGACGGTGAACAGGGCGATAAAAGGGTTGATCGACAAGGGGTTACTTGAGTGTGTGTCTGGTGGGGGGCGTCGCAGCAATACTTACGCTGTGTTGACGGAACCCGCTGGCGGCGAAGTGATCGTTCTAAGGCCCGTAGAGGCCACTCAGGGGACTTTGCCTGCTGTTATTGAAGTGGCTAAGCCAAAGCGCGTAGATGGCGTCTGGGATGCCATTATGGCCGCCTGTGGGGTTAACACGCAGTCCCTTAATAGCCAAGAACGTGGACGGTACAATAAAGCCGTCAAATTGTTGAAAGAGTCAGGGGCTACCCCAGATGAAATTCACGCCCGAGTGAAGGTGTACCGCCGCAAATTTAAGGGCGCAGCCATCACCCCGATCGCAGTAGCGAACCACTGGTCCGAACTGGACCCTAACAATGTGCCTATCGAAGATGTCCAAGACACCCCTAAAGGGTGGGACGCTATTCGGCAGGTCCGAGAGGAACGTAATGGGCCTAACACCGCTCCGTAGGGGCGAAGCAATAACTAAAGAAGAACTCGAACGTGTTCGAGGAAAAGATCTAACCCCAAATGTGGGAAAGAAGGGTTCACCGAAATCGGTGCGCCGCAAACGAGTCAGCAGAGGCTGACTCACAACATAGAACAGGAAAGACATAATGGCAAGACGAGTAAAAGCGTTACCAAAAACCTATGGGGCGGGGCAACGCTCTAAGTACCCGTGGGACGCATGGCTAGACGGATCCATTTGGAAGATTTCTAAAGATGTAGATTTCTTTTCGGACCCCATGAAGTTCCGTGCCCAAATCTATATGGCCGCCCATAAGCGAAACATGAAAGTAACGATCCGAGTCATTGACAACGATCTTTACTTTACAGCGATTCGCAAGGGTTAGGGATCAGGCGGGGTGGGGCTAAGCCTGTCCTTTCTAAGGTTAAGGGGAATCTGCCTAACGGCGAATCTTGTGTGGGTAAGCCTGAGGGTTAATATCCGTGTAGTGGTTCAAGGTTCCCTGCTCCATCCCGTTCTCACGCATGATTGAATTTCCGATAACAGGTGCCATGGTTGGCGAGGCCGAGCGTCTCGCTGCCGAGGTGCCTGTCCTTCGGAACTCGATTAGGAGTGGGGAGGGCACCGTGTATGGGATGATGGGCGAATTAGTGTTCATCGGCTTAAAGGGTGCCATTCATGACAGTACCTACGATCATGATGTTGTTATGCCTTCGGGTGTGACGATCGATGTGAAAACGAAGTGTGTTACGTCGCCTCCGAGGCTTGATTATGAGTGTTCGGTGGCGGCGTATAACACGAAGCAGAAATGCGACGCATACGTTTTCATGCGGGTGATGAAAGACTTGAGCCGAGGCTGGTACCTTGGCGGGTTATGGAAGGACGAGTTTTTTTCCACGGCCCGCTTCGTTAAGAAAGGCGACTTGGAAGGCTCGAATAATTGGACAGCGACAGCAGACTGCTACAGCGTAAAAATTAAAGACTTGAGGTGTAACGAATGACAGAAGACGAAGCAGATTATGTGTTGGCGCAACTAAGCGTTGCGTTCCCCTCGAAGACCCTTAGTGTCCCTGAGGTTCATTTATGGGTGGAGAAATTGTCGCCCTACGCGTTTGATGACGGGATGGCTGCGGTGAAACGCATCATGGATACCGCTAAGTTTTGGCCTTCGTGGGCAGAGTTTAGGGGAACGTTGAAAGCGGTGAAGGGCCCCGACATGTATGTTCTCGAAGACCCTAAAAACGAGCCGGTATCGAGGGAAGATTCGATTAAACGGATTAAAGCGATGCGCTCGCAACTAAAAGATGTATAGTTCACTTGTATGAGGACTTGGACGCTATCGGTGGAAGGCAAACTGTTTACCCTGAATGGGGAACGAGGGATGCATTACCACAAGCGGGCGAAACTCGTTAAGGCGTGGAGGGAAGCGGCGTTCGAAGCGGCCACTGAGGCAAAGATACCTGCGGTGGATGCGATCGACGTAACGTTTATTCCGTGTCGTAAAGATCGTAGACATATGGCTGACACTGGCGGGCATTTCCCGGTGGCGAAGGCTTGCATAGATGGGCTTGTTGATGCTGGGGTTATCCCAGACGACGGTCCGAAATTTGTTTTATCACTAACGTTTAGGGCTCCCAAAGTTGACGGGGGCACTGATCGTGCATTATTAATCATCAACGAAACAGGAAAAACATGAACAACTTAATTGAAATGCTAACAGAGGCTCGAGACACTGCGGATCCGATGGAACGGGCACGGTTATTAAACGAGCAGGTTCTCCCTGCGGTGGCGGCGTTTCGTCGTACTGCTATTGCTGAACGGGCTTTGTCGGTTAAAGAGGCTTGTGATTTTGGTAATGACGGTAGCGGGTTTACTTATTCGCAGATCGCCCGTGAGATGGGTGTCTCTAAGCCGTTGGTGCAGCAGATGGTTGCTTTGGCTCGCAGTATCCAAGAAGAACGAATGAAGTCACCTAAATAGTTGTGAATGCCGTCAACCTTTGGTAGAGTAGTAAATGCGAACACGCAACTACTTAACCAAGGAAGACATGAACACTACAATCGAAGACACAGAAAGCACCTACCAAGACCTCTGGGACGCCGTTTCCTCCATCGCCCTTATGTGCGATGGAGCGGAAAGCGAAGACGGAGTAGGCTTCAACGGCCGCGACACCAAATTCGGTCGCCGCCTCGCAGGCACCAGCCCTGACCAGTGGACAGCAGCAATGGCATCAGATTGCCACACAATGCTCGCCACCTACCAAGGCCAGTTAGAAAACTACGGATTCGTTTACACCGAACTTCCCGTACCTACCAAGACGTTCGAAGATGGCCGCGACGACGCACGACAAGCAGAATACGCTCGCCGTGACCAACGCACCATCGACTACGACCTCGGCGAGTTCCACGTTTACTTCACCTACAACGCTGGCCTTGTCAGCGAAATCCGAAACATCATGGGTTCCTCATGGGACTCCGATCAAGTCCGTTGGGTTATCGACGGAGCAGCAGCAGGGCAACTCCGTGCGTTCGGCGAAGCACACGCTTTCACCGCCACAGAAGCAGCCAACGCTGTTCTCCGCGAACACGAAGCAGTAGCCGTCGACACTCCCGTAGCGACCCGGCGACTCACCCTCGTTGGCCGTGACCTTATTTTCGAATTCGATTACGACGCTGAACTCGTAGACGCTGTTAAAGCCATCACAGGACGCCGGTGGGATACGAAACGCAAAGTATGGGTAGTCCCTATGACCTCCTCCGAACAGGCTGTCGGCTTGGCGACCATGCGTGGCTTCGAAATGGACGACGCCACCACTGCCGCTCTCAGCGATGTGGTTAGCGACGCCGTACAGCGAGGCATCGACTCCGAAGCAACGGACGCTACTTTACATATCGAAAACCTCGGAGGGACTCTCCGACCATTCCAACGAGCAGGTGTCGCTTACGCCATTAAAGCGCAACGCACCTTCGTCGCAGACGAAATGGGGCTCGGGAAAACGGTTCAAGCGTTGGCTGCCATCCAAGCAAAAAACTCGTTCCCTGCTTTAGTTGTATGCCCAGCATCGCTTAAGCACAACTGGGAGCGTGAAGCCCGCAAATGGTTGCCCGGCAAAAACGTTCATATTGTGGATTCCAAAGTTGGCGTCAAAAACGCTGACATTGTGATCATCAACTACGATATTTTGACCAAGCAAGCAGAAGCGTTAGGGACCATCGGGTTCCAGTCGCTGATATTCGACGAAAGCCACTACGTTAAGAACCCTGCTGCGAAACGCACCAAAGCCCTCAAGGGGCTCGCTAAGAGCATCCCTGACACCGGCATGGTGTTGGCTTTGACCGGTACGCCCGTGTTGAACCGTCCCGTGGAACTGGTTTCCCAACTGGAAATCTTGGGTCGCATTGACGACTTCGGTGGTTCTTGGAACTTCCGTAAGCGTTACTGCAACGCTACCCGCAACAACTTCGGGTGGGATTTCAGCGGGTCAGCGAACACTCAGGAACTCAACGACCTTCTGCGTCGCACCTGCTACGTTCGTCGCAACAAAGCAGATGTCCTTAAGGAACTCCCACCGAAGACCCGTTCAGAGGTCAACGTTGACCTCAAGGGCGACGCTATCCGCCAGTACCGTGCTGCTGAAGCAAACACTCTTGCTTAC